TTGCCCATCGTAAATGTGTTTGCCTGTCCTCGCAGTGACGCAAAGAACGCCTCGACTTGCTTCGCATCTGTCCTAGTCAAAGGCGGCAGTGTCACCTCAGCCTCCCACCTTACGCCTTGGTGCTGATAGGTTTGCTGATCGAAAGTAAAAGGCGATTGACTAACTGACGTTGCAGAGCGAAGCCGCATCGTCATCGAGGTAAAGCCGATATCAGGAAACGCCGCCATTATGCACCCACCATTGCCTTACTAAAGCCACCGCCACGCATCCTAGAGTCTGCCACAGCCGATTTTGCCGCGTTACTAATCTGAGGCAGTAGATTAGCTATCTCAGCGCGTACGGTTTGCTGTACGCCTGTCGTGACGTTAATGTTTTGCACAATAGTAACGCCTTGGCCTTGGCCTTTCGTGTGATCTATTACTGATTCGTTAGGGTGTAGGATAGCAGGGAAACCGCCTTTACCATCTACACCGCCAGCTCTAGCACCGTAGCCAGTAAAGCCTCCTCCGTTAAAGCTACCCGCAAAATTACCTGTACCCCCGCCGCCACCGCCGCCTGAAGTTGTAGTGCCGCCGCCACCAAAGCCTGCTGTGATCGCGCCGAAGGCCGCATCAACGAGGTACTTCTGAACCAGTATTTTAATAAGGCTGTCGATGACTGACTTAGCCATAGACTTAATAGCGTCGCTAAAATTTTGTGCGCCTGTGATTGCGGCTGTAAATGAATCGCCCAAACCGCGAATAGCCTGATCTCCCAAGCCTTCTAGTTGTGGAGTAATGTCAGACGCTAAATCTCTTGTTCGCTTTAGATTCGCTAAAAAACTGTCAAAGGCTGTTGGAAGCTCTTCTTGTGTGCTTTGTGCCAGTCCCTTTGTTGCATTCGTAACATTGTTAATTTTCGCGCCGACGCCATCAAGTATTGTCAAATACGACTGAAACGAAACTTCGTCGATTAAATCTAGTTCGCCGTTTTCTTGCTTAAGTCGCAACAGCTCCTCGAGCGACTCTTTCTCTTTTATGTATCGTGCTTGTATTGTTTCTGCGGCTTGTTTATTTCTGCCTATCTGACTGTCTATTAGCTTTTGCTGATGAGCTATTTTTTCGTTTACGCCTTCGATTGCTAGTCGTAGCTGTACAGCGCTCTTTTCGTCGTCAGCCGTGAAAAATCCTGTCAGTTGCGCTTTTATCTTAATAAGATCATTAGCCGCACCAATCAGGCCATTAACTAAATTTTCAAAACCTTGGATCGTTGCAGAAATGCCGTTAATAACATCAGTCGCTAATGCCTTGGCAAAATCCTGTACGCCTGTATTCGCATCGTCGAAACTAGTGAGCACTTTGTTAGTGACAAGATCAGCCAGTGCCGATATCGCTGGAGCTAATGCGGCTACTGTTTGTTTAACAATCCCACCGAACAAAGACTGCATTCGGAATAACGCGTCGTTAGCTTCTGCAACGCCGTCAGCCGCGTTTGAGGACATAACTACGCCCAACTTGCGAGCCTCACCCAGCAAATCAGCCAAGCCATTTCTGCCGAGTCCAAGCGTGTTAACTAACGACGCACCCTCTGAATCGAACAGCTTAAACGCAAGTCTCAGTTTATCGGATTCGTTTTCTACATTGGAAAACGCGTCTGCAAGTACAAGCATCCGTTGATCGAGCGGCAATCGCACCAACTGTCTAGCGTCGATACCTAGCTCGCGAATAGCGCCCTTAGCTTCACCAGTGCCAACAGCCGCCTCTGACGCTCTACGGGTAAACCGCTGAAGCGCCATATTCATCGTATTGACTTCTACGCCTGTAATTTGGCCTGCATATTGCAGGGCGCTTAGGGCTTCAGTAGTCGTGCCAATTTTGCTGGCTGTCTTTGCAAGTGAATCGGTAGCGATTAAAGACTGTCGAACGAGTAAGCCGATGCCGCCAGCACCAACGACACCGACTAACGCCGTGCGCATATTTAACAAAGGTTTAGTTAGGCCGCGAAGTCCGTTGCCGATATTACGCAAAGCCCCAGACGTTTTATCTAGGGCGGTAATTCGAATCTTAACGTCTTGAGTCGCCATCAGCTTGCTCGCTCATCAGTTGGAAGTAAGCGAGCCACTCGTGGAACTCAGTAACCGATATCTGCTCGACTTCTTCTATCGTCTTATGTAACCGATCAGCCAAGGCAATTAAATTCATCCTAGACTGATCGGCCTTTAGTTTTTTGCTAAGTCCTCCACGGACTCAATGGTGCCAAACATCTGGTTAGCGATTTCGGAAACAACGGTTGTCTCCTCTGCCATCAGCTCGACTCTATCGTCTGCCGCAGTAAACAGGCGCTCACCGTCCTGTGACTCTGCCTTCATAACAATCAAGTCAACCATGCTAGCAATGCTTGGATTCTGCAAAACAGCAGGGTGCTTGCGTTGCAGTTCGTTTAAGTCGTAGCAGGTAATAGGCCGACAGTATAAGACGAAAGCCCCATCGTCATCGGCCCACTCAGCAACTTCGATCTTGCGCCGCGACTGAGTGCGACGCTTACGAAGCTCTTTAGCTAGACTCACGAGCTTGCGGCCTCAGTAACACCACCAGAAACTTGAGCGCTAAATGACGCCTCAACGATTCCATCGTAAGAGCCTGATACTGTTTTTGAAGTAACAAAGGCTTCGCCCGTGTACATTTTGCCAGTACCAACACCTTCGGGGTGGATCTCAAAGTCAACGTGTGCGCCTACGTCAAAAATAAGCTGTTGTGCGTCTGCACTGTCCCAGAGGGCATCAACTGTAACGGTGCCATCAGTCAAGCTATTAAGATAGCTTTTGGCTGTTGCGCCCATAGTTGTTACGTCTAAAGTGTCTGCTGTTTCGTCAACACTAAACGAGCGAATCTCTCCGACTGCCCCGACTGTTCCATCATGAATAGCGATCTTTACTACACCGCTAGAACCTTTTGCGATTGCCATTTACTTTCTCCTGTTACGCATTTCCGCGTGTGTAAAAATATTCAACTTGTACCGTGACGATCACGCCGCCAATAGGATCTATTGTACCATCATCCACCTCAACGCTAATAACTTGCGTATCAATGGCGTGCCCGCCTCGCGTCCTGTCGATGTCCAGCCTTTCGTCAATTGCCTCAATCAACTGATTGCGCGCCGTGTCGATGTTCTTGTGCTTTACGAAGCAAACTAATTCGTATTCAATCGTCGCCTGTCTGCTTGTTGCGCTACCACCTAAACTAGCATCCTCGCGCGTTTCGTTGGCTGTCCTTACGAGTATTGCGGGAAACTGTGCGTTAGATAGCTTATCGAAGTCGAAAGGCTCTCGCGTTACCTTTTTAATTACAGGCGCTGTGATTGCCTTCAGTTGCGTTACCAAATTGGCCGCTACATTCTCTCTAACACTCATCGCCGCCGATCCTTAATTTTAATACCTGACAAATACACGTCAGCCAGCCTGCGCTCTTCTTTACCGTTAAAGCCAAAGAAGGGACGCGACTTGTTGTTGAACGCCGCACGTTTACCAGCCTCACGATTAGTGAAAAAGATAATACCGCTTTTCTTGCTGTCTGCTCTGCCTTGCATTGCCGATAGCATAGAGGGCCGTGATTTAAACTGATTGCCGACGCGCTCATAACCAAACTCAAGGTTAGGTGTAGCGCTGGTTTTGCCCAGATCCTTACGGATGCGCGCCCATGCCTCAGAGTAGCGCTTAAAAGGCCCGTTGATCCCGCGCCCTTTACTTGTCCTGTCTTCGATGATCTCAACGCCAGCTAACACCGTGCGCGTCATAGCCAGCTTCTTGCTGGCCTCGATGTCCTTCGCGATGTCTTTAGTGACTCGCTCTAGGCGCAGTGGGTTAGTGCGTACTCGTATCATCTATCTAGCCGATTCAGTGCAATAACTTCTTTTTCTTTGTCGGTGACAGTGCCGTCGTTGTCTGCGTCGTACTCTACACCGTCAGCAAAGATCGCATCTAGCTCCTCACCGTAGCGCACCTTGTAGAAATCAATCATGCGCAAAAATCTGTCGTCGTCTACCCAGTTGGTTAGCTGGGGTAACGCGTACTTCCACAATACAAGGTAGGCCGCTGATCGCGTCCACTGCGAGTCAGTCAGATAGCTCGCGTCCATCTCGCCTTTGATGCCCTTGCGGTGCCACCAGCGATTACGGATCTCGCGCTCTATGTCGGCCTGCGCTCTTGCGTGTTCATCGGCAAACGTGTCGATGCCAAACTCTAAGATGTCAGGGATGAGATCGGTTAGATCAGTGTCTACAGAAAATGCCATTTGCTCACCACTTCACTTTAGCCGCCCAATAAATGGGATCGAATACGGTTGCGTTTGCTAGGGTTTTGCCGTGCCGCGCATACCATGCCTTGCGCATTGCTTTTGACTTGGCTGACTCGCCTTCTGTCGGTGGGTACGTTTTCGCGCCTTGTGCGCCAAAGCGAACTAAACGAATGGTGTCACCCTTTTTAACCAAAACCGCGTGCGACTTTGTAGGATGATTCCTCGTTTTCTTTGGCCGATTGTAGTCTGCGAAACGCTCACCACGATAGATGACAGGCATGTGATCCCCTAGAGAAAAGCGGCCCCGAAGGGCCGCCATACTTCTTACTGAGCCGCGTCGAACAGCAACTCAACACCGTAGTCGTCATCAAGCTCGCCTACGCCGTAGATGGCAGTAGCATTAAGCTCAAACGCTCGGAGTGAGGCGTCACGCTGTGTCTCAAGGTTAAAGTCACGCTTCATGGCGATTGCGAGGGCTTCTGGTACGAATACCGCGCCTTTTGCGTCGTCGGAACCGTCAATAGACACGTTGCTAGACTCGTAGATGTCGATGCCACCGATCTGGCCGACAAACGCGTTACGCATTGCGTCGTTCTGGAGATCGCCACCGTTGGGGTTAACAAACGTGTTAGTGAGGTTTGCTTTCAACTGGTAAGCGTGCCAAGGGTGTACCACAGCCGCCATTTGTCCGCGCGCCTTGTTTGTCTTAAGAGTAGCCGCCGCTTTCATTAAGTCAGCAACAGTGATCTCAGTGCCTGCACCGCCCAAAGAGCTAGAGAATCCATCAAACAAAGCAATGAGATCCTTGTCGATCTTGGTAGCGATTGCGTTACCCAATACAGTGCCAAGCTCTTCAGCAGGGTTACCAGCACCCATTGCCGCGAGATCAGTCAGAATAACCTGCGCACCAACTTCAGAGACAGTGATTGTCTGCGAAGTAGTAGACACAGTGGTAGAAGACATATCAGTGCCCTCAGTCAACGCGCCTGCGGTGATTGCTGGGTACTTAGGTACTTGTACGGTTTTACCAGCTTGGTTGCCGATGTCGTAACGAGTTACGAGGCCAAGCATGAGTGATTCTTCTTCAGCAGTGAAACGTGCTTGAAGGATGATATTTGCGAACAGATCGTCCAGCGTTGTTGAAGTAGTAGCCGCCATGATGAAGTCTCCTATAAGTTAGCGGTTAGCTTTTTGCGCTAGCTTGTACTCACGAAAAGCGGCTTTTCCGCCTTTATCGTA